TGATACGACTGGTTCGAATGTTGACGGGTCAAGAACAACACCACTGCTCATCAATGGAATGTATGGGCAGTAGAATGCTGGTGCATCAGATTCGCTAGAACCTTTATAACCAATTAGAACACCTGTAGCGTCGCTAGCATAGCTGTCAACGTAAACACGCATTGCGCTGTTCAATGTTCCAACAAACTTAGTGTTTGTAGGAGCTTCGAAAGTGCCTTCTGTTGTTCTTGCGAACGCAGAAGTTGTAGCACTTTGAAGAATTGTCAATGCTAATGGGCTTACAACAGCGTAGTTACCAGCACCACGACGTGTTCTTTGTGCAATCAAATTAGCTGCACGGTTGATTTGAACAGCTAAAGCAGCGTGTTCGTCACCAACGAATGTAGCAGTTCCTGATACAGCAGCTTGGTTGTATGTTTCAACGGCTGTGCCTGCTAATGAACGTAAAGATCCTAGGATCTCTTGGTCGATTTCAGCAGTAATTTCTTGTGCTAGAGCGGCCATGATTTCTGCTTCGATGTCAATGCCTTGTTGGGCTTGTGCATCTTGGGCAGCTTCAAATGTCCAACGAGCTGATAGTTTACGGGTTTTAGCCTCAACTACTTGCTTTAGGATCTGGATGCTCATACGCTTACCAGCTGCACCTTCTAAAGTAGCTGTGCTACCTGCTTTGGGTGTGGCTGCTGTTTCGTTACCAGAATAACTAGCAGCAATTTTGAATGGGCTTAGAGCCTCTTCACCTGCTAGAACACCAGCGTTAGCTGATGTGTCTGAGTAACGCACACGTAAAGTGTGAATTTGTCCGACTGGACCTGTCATTGGCTGAACACCAACCAACTCGTTAGCGATAACGGTTGGCATGACACGACGAATAACTGGTAGTATCACACGGTTTAGTGTTGCGACATTACCGGCAGAGGTGGCACCTGCTGACGCTGACTCAGCCAAATACTTGCGAGTATTTTCTAGAGTTACAGACATCGAACTTCTACGGGTGCCGTTTAGGCCTTCCAATAGTGCCTCTTTAGTCTCCTGCCAACGACCATTTAGTAGATCTGACATTTAGATTTCTCCTTAACTTAAATTAAATTCCGGCAAGTCGTCTAATGTCTCTAACATTAGAATCATACTCGCCACTACTTTTGGTATTGGAAACTTTGTTTCCAGTGATTTCTTTTGCCTCTACCAGTGCCTGTTTTTGTTGTGGTTTTGCTTCGCCAGCAATGACAGCGGGTAGATATTTTTCAAAACTTGTTTGAAGTTTTAGTGTTTGCACACTTTCTAACAGCTCAGACATTATTGCTTTCTGATCTTTGCTCAATGGAGCAAGAAGTTCAGTAACAATGCCTTGTCTCTGCACAGCATCTTGTAAACGTTTGATTTCTGATTCTTTACTTTCTAAGACTTTTTGTTTTTCTACTACCGCAGTTTTTGCTTCAGTAATAGCTAAGTCTTTCAGGTCTATGACCTTGAGTAATTTTGAAGTTTCAGACTTCTCGTTTAGGTAACTTGCTTGATATTCAGAAGCATACGCTTCGAATAACTTACGGCCAAAATCGTTGCGACGAGCACTCTCGATATCCTCTTTGAGTTGGGTAATTTCTTTTGATAGGCTTTCGCTTACCATAGTCTCTACCATGCTTGCTGCACGTTTTACAAATTTCTCTTTTAACTTAGAAATTTGTTCTTTGCCTTCTCTAACTAGCTTAACTTTTGTTTCAGCTAAATCTTGTTTGTCTGCATAAAATTCTGCAATTTCTTCAGATAGAGCATCAATTACAAATTGTTCAAGTTTGCCGAATTTATCAGCAGTCTGCTTTTGATCTTCGTGTAGTTCTGAGATTTCTTTGGCTAATTGATGGACAACAAACTCTTTCATTTTGCTGCTATCATCTTTCATTTTCTTAGCATACTTTGCTTTCGCTTCTGCTAATTGTGCCTTGTCTTCTTTAAACTCACGGATTTCAACTTCAAGATGATCTGCGATCATCTTGTCCAACGCTTCAACCATGACTTGTTTGTCATGCTCATATCGCTGGGCAAACTCTTCGCGTAGTTGTTGATTAACTTCTTTACGGTTTTCAACAACTCTGCTTTCCCATGCTTGTTCAATTTCTGCTCTCATCTCCTCAGAAATCACATTATTTTCAAACAACGTTTTTAACGAATCCAACATGTGATCCTCCTGTTATTGGAGTCCGCCTATTATGCGTAATAGGCTTTCCTTGAGATACTTCTGTGCTTTAGGGTCGCCCTGCACCTCCTTCGCTATACGAAGGCTACTCAACCCACCACGAGAATTCATGATGTGTTCATAGATTGGTGTAGGATACGCTCCTGGAGCACTGGGTTGTGCGACTATATCCACCGTAATGATTTCAAAGTCGCTAACATGACCAGAACCGTCATCTCGGACGTTTCCAGAACCTCTTGAACTCACACCTAACTTAACTCCTGCTTCTAACATAGTTTTAACCAGTTGTCCCATAGGTGTGGGTAATATTTTCATTTTTCCATAACCATTTGGACCGTCCATCCACATGCTTGTAATCATATGTGACACACGGTCCAGGTTAATTTTTAGATCATCAGGATGATCAACTTCTCCGCATACAGAATAACCATTAGAAATCTGATCGTTCAGAGTCTTAACAGCCTTGCCAATCTCATCAACAGGATATACTCTCTGGTTGGCGTTTTTAATTCCGCCCTGTATGCAAATACCTTTCATGAACAGATTCTTACCGTCATTGTCATCAGATTCTAAGACAATTCCAGCTTGAGTAAACGAAAGATTTTCACGGAGCAATTGCATTATCTAGATCCAATTATGCTTTTCTTATTTGTTGCAGTGTCGCCACTGCCTTTCTTCTCTGCACCGTGACCTGCTGGAACAGTTTTTAAGTGTTTTACACCAGCTTTTCCGCCAGGAACATTTACGTTGCCGCCATTGTCAGTCTTGGCATTTGAGTGTCCTGGTAGGCTAGTTTTGTTACCGCCACCTTCGCCACCTTTGGCCATTGCTGCAACACCGCCCATGTCATTCTTCTTGGCTACGATGCTTTTTGCGTTAGTTCCACCGGACTCACTTGTTCCAGCAGCCTTACCACCCTTGTATGCTTCGCCAACTTTCTCTACATACTCACGCACTAGAGTTTCGTCTTCGAACGCATATTGTTCTTTTGGCTCTTCATCGCCTTCACCGCCTGTGTCTCTGCCGGCGCCGCTGTCAAAAGCTGCAATGGCATCTTCTAGTTCAGCAACTAGGCTGTCTAGATCGTCAACGGCTGCGCTCATGTCGCCAACAATTTCTTGTGGGTCATCACGCTTCATGTCGTTTTCAAAATCGTCGCCGCCGTCCATTGGGGGCATTTCATCGTCGCCACCCATTGATGGCATTCCGTCGTCTTCAGCATCGGCTTCCATAGACATATCAAAACCTTCGTCGGTTTCTTCGTCCATGCCTTCTTCCATGCCGTCTTCGTCTTCAGCACGGGCTTCTTCCATGCCGTCTTGGTCTTCTTCTTGACTTTCTTCAACGTCTTCGTCGAATTCTTCAGAAAGAAGATTTTCATAAATCTCACGTGATTTTTCTACCACGATTTGGTGAAACATTTCTTTTGCTTTGGCTTGGTCTTCATTGACCAAGAACTCGAGCATTTGCTCGAACTTGTTACGATCAGTCATTGTTAGTCTCCTATAATGGTTACAAGGCTGTTGATATATTTACATTGATTTGTAATAAATGGGGTGAAATGGCCTAAAAACAGCTAATTTTTAGGCCAAGTCTTGAGTTGTTGCTTGAAATCAACATAACTCAAATGTTTGAAATTTGAAAAGTGCCAACTTGGGTCAAAATATTTATCGCCTACTAGCCTATAATATCTTATGTGTTTATTGTCTCTAATAACTTTTTCAGTCTGTCGCATCCAGTTACCATAGTAAGTTGCTATGTCTGTAGACTGTTTATAATTTTTACTGTTAGCATATACGTTGTTAAACTTGCCTGCTTCACCTTCATAATCAAAACCTAAAATATATATTTCGTTAACACCACTGCGGCTAGCAAACTCTAATGCTGTAGGACCACTACTCCATCCTAGACTTGGTTTAAAATAATTAAAACCTCTAAAAGTTTTATATCTAGAGTTACCGTTAGTCCATACTTGATGTGTGTGTTGATAGCCCACGCTGTTTAGTTCCATAACCATTTTTGGATCTACAGCAATTAAAAAATCAGGGTCAAACTCTCTATAAATGGCATTACATCCGTAGATTTTTCCATATCCAATTAATTCTGGGGGTTGTATAGCAAGACGGCTACGGCCGTTACCGAGAACAAAACAACGCATAAGTTATCCTTTCAGAATAATTATGCCGCAGGTGCCGGAGGAGCACCATACATTGATTTTACAAATTGTAATTCTTGTTCTTGTTCTAGAATATGTGCTTCGCTGGACTTTCTTAATTGATTAATTTGTTCCAGCGTTAATCTAGTTTTTCTAGTATCTTTTTTAGATATTGCGGTAACATCGCGCTTAGGCTCGTAGCGCATGTCTCCAGACATGTTCTTAGTGTCTTTGTCGATATAGAATAATTCTCGAAGTATCATGTTGATATTTATGCTGCTGGGGGTGTAACTGATACCGGAGCTTCAGCACCATCAACAGGCATTGCGGCTGCTTGGTCAGGAGTAGCTTCTGTATCTGTTGCTGCTTCAGTATCAGAAGCAATATCTGTTTGGCTAATACCTACTGAACGCAGTTCTCCGCTGCTGTCTGTAGGAATCGCATCGCTCTTGCCTTGTTCTTCGGCCCATAAGCGTTCGTTTTCTGCCATTTCTTCTTCGCTTAATCCTAAGAAACGCTGTAGTGCAAAACG